ATGGCAAAATATGTGTATCCGGCAGTGTTTTCACCGGAAGAAGAAGGAAGATATTCGGTAGTTTTCCCAGATTTAGACGGGTGTTATACTTGTGGGGACAATTTACAAGATGCAATTGTAATGGCAGAGGATGTGCTTGCATTTTATCTCTATGATGAAGAAATGGCACAGAATGAAATACCGAAAGCATCTGTTCCGGCAGAAGTCGAGTTAAAGGACGGAGAATTTGTGAATTATATCGCATGCGATACAATTGAATATGCAAAAATGCATAATAATAGAGCAGTGAAGAAAACATTAACCATACCAGAGTGGTTGAATGAGGCGGCTACGAGAGCCGGGGTAAATTATTCTCAGGTTCTTCAAGAAGCACTGATGAGAAAATTAAATATAAGCAGATAATCATTGGAGAGCTTGGAAACAGGCTCTCTAATTTTTAAGATTTTTTAAGATTTATTGATTTTCAAAGATTCTCACGGTTGACGCAAAGACTTCAAAAAACGTGTCAACCACGGGCTTTTTCGTCTATAAAATGCAATCGGAAAAGAATTGATTTCAAGTAGAATAAGCTAACCGTTTACAACACACTTACAACAAATCGATTTCTATCTTTTCAATCTCATTTCTTAAATCTTCCAGTGTTCGATGACCATATGTGTCATTTGTAATATCACCTATTTTATGACCAAGCATTCTTTTCCGATCATTCTCCATGACTTTATATTTTTCACACAGCCTTGAAAATGTGTGCCGGCAATCATGTGGAGTATGTTTTTCAATTCCAAGTGCGGCCAGTTGCGCATACATCTTATCCCGGAATATATCGATTTTGTCAGGCAGGAGCACACCATGTACTTTTACCCGGTGTTTTACAAGATTTAAAATACCGGAATAAATAGGAACGGTTCTGTTTTTCCCGGCATCCGTCTTGACACCGCCAAAAAAATAACGTTCTTTCAAATGGACTTCTAAAACCTTATATTCAGAGATTCGAAAGCCGGAGTAGCACATGATCAGAATCATCTCGGATACTTCATTTTCTTTCGTTTCCCACAATTTCTTCAAATCTTCATCAGTAAATGGAATGCCATGCTCGTCATCGTCATCCTGTGTGATTTCGACATAAGATGAATAATCTTTTGTACATAAATTGTTTGCCATAGCATACTTGTACATGTGATAGTATAGATTTTGGATGTGTTCTATGCTGGCGTGTCTGAGTGGACAAGCGTCCATTACTTCCTGTAGATCGTCTGTAACAAGCTCTGCGAAAATTCTGTTGTGTAGGGCAGCAGAGTTCTTGAATCCTGCGCGTAGCGTATATTCTAAGCTGGTACGTTTTACTTTTTTCGCATCGTATTCATGCCCAAACTTTTTAACATTGAATTTCCGGTATACTTCCGCAAATGTTAATTGTGGCTCTTCCTTTGCTTTAATTCCTTGCACCTGATTATAATTTGCAAGCAGAGACTGGATAAAATCCTCCGCATTCTTTTTGTCATCCACCTGGATATCATTTTCCATGCCGGGAGTATAGGTGCCGGCTTTGTATGCTGTCAGTACTGCAAAGCCGATCATCCAGTCAGAAACATAGCATATTGCTTTCTGTGGCTTCATTTGCCCGTTTTCGTATTCTTCTTTAGCTGGCGGGTAAACGCCGTAAGGATTGCGGCGCCCTTTGCCGAGAAAGCGTATCTGACCGTAACCATTGGGCAAACGAGGATGTTTTTTTCTTTTGGCCATATAATCATCTCCTTTAAAATTAAGTATAAAAATAACAGCCAGCGCAAAACAAACGTTCCGCTTGCAAGCTGTTTCCGAAGATGATACAATATTCTTGGATTTTAATCGCATATCTTCGGATATGTAGACCGTCTCTGTTGGCGCAGGGGCGGTTTTTTATTTTGTTTTAATATCCAACAGAAGCAGCTCCATGTTCAGCTTGTTCCTGCGAGAATCCCTCGTAAAGTAACTGATCTATCAATCCATCTCTTGAAAAAGACTGATGTTCCATGTAGCTCTGAGCTTTCTTGGCTGCTTGTTCGTTCCAATCAGCTCCGCAATTATCGGCAGCGAATGTGGATTCTTCTGGAGTGAATCCCTCGTATTGAAGCTGCTCTATCAAACCAGAATGAGAAAAAGCAGTAAATTCTAAATAGCTATGAGCTTTAGCTAATGCGTTCTTCTGACCTAATGTCATGCTTTCTTCAGCAATTTTTTGTAACTCTTCATCAATCTGAGGAAAATTTGCTTGTGTTATCCCGCTTTCTGCTGTTTCCACCCCTCTGTAAACATTTTTAATTGATTGATATAAATATTGGCCAAGTAATTGTCTTGGCGTGTTTGGTTCGAACTTATAATCCAATAAATATCCATACCACATGTATTTCAGCATACTCGGTTCATCTGAATAAAAATTATGATTTACGGAACGCACATCGTTTATAATAGCGTTCACTTGGTCATCATTCAGATTCCCAGCATTAGCTTTAGCTGTAAGTGCGATTTGATCTACCATTTTAGATGTTCTAGGTTCCGCTGTAAAAGTTGGTGTTTGTAGCAAGTCGCCAGTTATTTCAACTGCATCAACTCCGTATAACTCCGTATTACTCTTCTTATTAGTTTCTTCTTTTTTGTCAGATTTCTTTTCTACTTTCTTTTTAGGTTTTTTATTAGTTGTCTCTTGCTTCACATCTGTTTGTTCCTGTTGCTGAGGTTCTGATCCGCCTGAAGCATTTACAGCAATAACATATACTGTCCATATCGCAAAAATAACAGTATATATTACTTTCCTTTTTTGTGGTAACTTTTTCTTGCGAATCCACATATATACTATGCCGATAGGCGGCAGAAATACGAGCAAAATCCACATTAAAATGTTACGTTCTTTTTTCATTTTTTCCTCTCTTTCCTCTGTACCTTTAACACCACTTTACTCTATATAAACGCCGGAGCGGTTATATCATTTCCATAACTGCTAAATTAGGAATAAAATAAATAACATAATTATCTACAGTAGTACATTCACCATATTTTCCAGTATAGCAGTCAATGGCTTCTTGCAGATACGTTTCTGTGACATGAAGATGTTCTGCAATCTCGTATCTATTCTGGCATCCAGCATTAAAAGCTGATATGATGCCTCGCAATCCGATCATCCGGTTATACCCGTGCAATCTTCCTTTTTGTTCTTGCTTCATATTTTCAATATCTTGTAGATCAAAGATATCACCAACAGCAGTATGGTGATGTCCGATTTCTTCAGCTAAGACGCAAGCCTTTTCTGCGGATGTTTTCAACCTGTTGGATATCGCAATTCTATTTCTGTATATTAAACCATCACTGCCGGAAAGAGTTTTTTCGCGGACAATCAGTCCGCTACTATTTGCCTCTTCCAAAAGTTCTTCATAAACTGTCATTGTATCACTCCCATTCAGAGTCATCCATCATGATGTCTTTATCGTGTTTTCTCATTTCATCTGTTACTTTAATATCGGTGCGCTCATGAGCTGCTAACACTTCTAGATGATTATTATCATTCACGACTGGAAATTGAGCCACATTATCAAATAATTCATTGTTCTGTTTCACAAAGATGTCTTTTAATTCCTTAATGAGAAATCGCTTTAATCTATTTTCAATACTGGAAACAACTTCTTCGCCAACAGTTATTGAACAAGTGTTGTTAGAAATAATGTATTGGATTTTCGAATCGTCAATTTGTTCTAAATCTATTTCCCATCCAAAAGATCGGAATCCTTCGGATACGGCTTTATATATACAATAATCCCTTTTCGCTGATGCGAATTTTTCGGGTTCTGAAGAAACATCGTACCCCATAAGCCAAGATGCGTCTACATTTAATGCTGCACTTAATATAAAAAGCTTATCTTGATTCGGTTCAACCTTTCCGGAGCAGTATTGACTAATATCTGATTTGTTCATTTTAACTCCATATCGTTCACAGTATGGTTTTGTCATGTTGAGAATATCTACTTGACGCAAATTTCGCTCCGACATAATCTCTTTTAAACGATTAGCTGTATTTGTATTTTTCACTTATCTTCACTTCCTTCCTGAAATTAATATATCATATTTTATACAAAAGTTCAATATTAAATTACAAAAAAGTTCAAAACTTTGAATTTATGTATTGACATCAGTGGTTGCGTGTGATATGATTCAGACAGTTCAAAATATTGAACTTTCGAAAGGAGGTGAAAATATGGCTTTTAACTATGACAAGCTAAAAGGAAGAATCATTGAAGTGTTCGGTTCTCAATACCGATTTGCGGAGGAAATGGGATGGTCTGAACGTACACTTTCTTTAAAAATGAATAGCAAGAGGTCTTGGAAGCAAACGGATATATGTAAGGCTATTTCCCTTTTGAAAATTGACGAAAATGAGATACTTGCATATTTTTTTACACCAAAAGTTCAAAATATTGAACTTTAAAAGGAGAACAAAATGAACAATTTAACAGTATTCGAACAAAACGGTCAGCTACTCACAGACAGTAGAGAAGTGGCAATGATGGTAGGAAAAGACCATGCAAAACTCTTAAGAGATATCAAAGGATATGCAAGTCATCTCATTGAAGCCAATTTTGGATTGAATGAATACTTCATTGAATCAGAGTACAAGGACAGTATCGGAAGAACACTTCCATGTTACCTCTGCACAAAGAAAGGGTGCGACATGATCGCCAACAAAATGACCGGAAAGAAAGGTGTCATTTTCACAGCTACATATATTGAAGCATTCGAGAAGATGAAAGATTTCATCGAAAAAGGGACGCAGTACGTAGGCATTCCATTAAAAGAACAGGTGGAATCACTGGAAGTGGTAGCAAGCATGTTAAGAATGAACGATGCAAGCAAATTGCTGATGCTGAAAGGGTTCTATGATTCTTACCATATTCCGACAGGATTCTTACCGAATTATGAGTTTAACGGCAATAGGGAAATGAAGTCACTCACAGCACTGCTGAAAGAAAATAATCTCGGAATCAGTGCAGTGCAGTTCAATAAGAAACTTCTATCTGCCGGAATCTTGGAAGAAAAGGAACGCAAGTCAAGTAAGGGAAGAGTGAAAAAGTTCAAATCACTGACAGAGAAAGGTTTGAAATACGGTGAAAATGCAGTCAGTCCTCATAATCAGAAAGAAGTGCAGCCGTTGTATTACAGTGACACATTCAATGAACTATTTGAGGTTGTGACGGATTCGTTGGCGTAAGTGTTGAGTATTTTTTGAGTAGGAATAGGAAAGCAACACGAAAGCGAGGTGAGAACAGTGAGTAAATTAGAAAATATGAAGTCTAAATCTATGGAAAGAAATAAGATCGTTACGATTATTTTCGAAGAAACAGGAGAACGATTCGAAATCGAAAAGAAAGTGGCAATACCGATCGTTGAAGTCTTAAGAATAAGGGAGAAAATGAAAGCAAGTCCAGAGAACATGAGTATCGACCTAGTAAATACCGCGCAGATGTTACTCATACTCTCTGGGATAAATTAAGATTCACTTTCGTCTGACGGCTCTTTTATTGATTCACACGCTTCGTCATAAGCATCAATATATAACTGTATTTTTTCTGATATAGATAGCTGATATGAAGAAGAAGCCACAATAGCCAAAGCGATTTTTTCTGGATCGAATTTCTTTTCCATAATCATATCTCCTTTCATAATTATTCCGACTGCTATTCGGTAATTAAATTATAGGAGATATAAGAACAAATAACAATAAACATTCAAAAAAGAAAGAGGTAAGAAAGATGAATATACAAGAAGCAATAGTAGAATTTGCTAAACGAGAAAGAGAAGAAGCTGAAAAGGCAAAAGAAAATGAAAGGAATATAGCAAGTATAGATCCAGAATCGTATATAGCAAAAGAAATTAAATATCAAACAACTTTACTTCATGCAATAAGCGAAGAAGTCTACCAAATTAAAAAAGCTATAGAGAAGAATGAGGAGCAAAGCCCCTCATCAAGAAAAAAGTTTGTCATCTTTAAATCTAAACGGTGAAGACATAAAGGCATCGTGCAAACGCTAGAATCTTGGGATGATTAACAACGAAAACAGGAGGTAACATAATGAACAACGCAGAAAGAGAATTGCAAAGACGCAATCAAGAGAAAGAACGCATTGAAAGAAATAACTACGAAATTCCATATGTAAGAGATTTATATTGCGATCTGGATTTAGACAATGAGGACATTATTTTTGAAATCGCAAAAATCATCATTGAAAGAAAACTAACTTACAGAGAAGCAAATAGAGTACTCTACCACACGGATAAAGTGTTATATGAGAGAACGATGAATAGCGAACCAGTACCACTTTGTTAAAGAAATTATAGCACAGAAAGGACGAACAATGAACGAATTAAAAGTAATTGAAAATGAACTTGTCCCAGTATACGAGACAAGCACAGGAGAAAAAGTAGTATACGGTTCAGAACTGCATGAGGTTCTGGGAGCACCAAGTGTTTACCGCGAATGGGTGAAACGCAGATTATCAGATATTGATGCTATTGAAAATGAAGATTTTCAAGGCGTAGAAATTCCTACACCTTCCGGTCAGACTAAAAAAGACCACATAATCAAACTGGATACTGCCAAAGAAATGGCAATGCTTGAGCGGAACGAAAAAGGAAAGCAAGTACGCAGATATTTCATCCGGGTAGAAAAGAAATACAAAGCGGCATCTCTTGCCACACAAGAACTCTCACCGCAGTTACAGGTCATGATTAACTTGGAAATTGAGCAGAAGCGTCAGGCAGAGAAGCTTGAGCACGTGGAAGAACGGATCGAAAGCATCCGTGATGTTGTTGCAATCGATACAACATCATGGAGAGAAGATACCGGAAGAATCTTGAGAAAAATCGGTATGGAGTGCGGAGACAGCAAGTCTTATCAAGATGTAAGAGCGGAATCCTATCAGCTGTTGGAAAAACGCATGGGAGTGAATGTAAAACAGAGACTCACGAACAAGCGTAGGAGAATGGCAGATGAGGGTGTTTGCAAATCTAGAAGAGACAAATTGAATTATCTTGATGTGATTGCTGATGATAAGAAACTGATTGAGGGATATACGGCTATTGTAAAAGAACTGGCTATTAAATACGGAGTTGCATAGGAGAAAAGGAGGAAAAAGAGAATGTGTTGGAGTGGCAGTCCTGGGACACCGGGAATGGATTCCGTCCAAGAAGAGCAGAAACGGACAGGAAAGAAGTTAGATGCTCAATCATACAGAATCGATAGAATAGAATTTAATTTATTAAAATCCAGATTAAATTACCTTGAATCAGAGGTGGAAAGTCTTAAGATCAAGGCGCTCTGTTTGCTGGTGATTTGTGTAGTAATTTCAATTTTTGCATCGTTTTCAGTCATGAATATCGCAAGACAGTATTCAACGATTCATGATTACTACATGGATTCACAAAGCAACGATCGGGAGACGGGACGATCTTTGGACGAACTGATTCAAAAGATAGAAGAGTTTGATACAAAGACAGATTAAAAACAGGAGATGATGAAAAAATGAACACTGCATTTGCGCAGAAGGAAACATTAAAAACTGCAGAGATTGCAAGGATTACCGGTTGTTCTGTAAACGAAGTACGATACCGCATGAGACACAACATCTGGACATTTGGAGTCGTGCGGAAGACCGGGGCAGTAAAGAAACACTATGAAGCTACTATTTCCGAAGTGGCTGAGTTCTTCAGACTGAGCCGGGAGGAAGTGATAGAAAGATTGGAAAGGAAGTGACGATGTGAAAAGACTGACAGTAAATCAGATCGAGAAATTTATCCAGACTCTGAAATCCGTAGAAAAGATAGACGGTGATTCTGAGGAGCAGAAGCAAGTCGCAATCTCGTATCTAACGAACTATCGCGTCAGATTGGAAGAGCGCGGAAAGAGATCCGTAAAAATAAGGGAGGACAAGCATGGAAATTAAAGGAACATACCGCTGCGACACCACCCATCACCCAAACGCCTTAAACAGTTGGGATATCCGGTCCGTATCGGTAGATCTGCCGGAAGAAGAGGACAAGCCTTACTGGATCAGAGCTGGAGCGGCGGTGATCGGGTTTGTACTGGTGCTACTTGCGTGGTATCTGGTGGTTGGGTATTAAAAAAGAGTGCTGTCACAGGGCGGCAGCCCTCGAGCACTCAAGAAATTAAATCAGTTAAATTGTAGACGAAAAGGAGAGAAATGTAAATGAAAAAATTTGAATTAACCAGCGAATTTGTAACTTTTTTAGAAAAGAAGCTCTTTAGAATCAAGGCTCTTGTGTCGTTTGGTGACGTAAAAGAAGGAGGATTGGGTGGCCTTGTAGAGAAAGAAGAGAACCTTGATCAGTCCGGTAACGCTTGGGTATACGGTAACGCTCGGGTATCCGGTGACGCTCGGGTATCCGGTGACGCTCGGGTATCCGGTAACGCTCGGGTATCCGGTGACGCTTGGGTATCCGGTGACGCTCGGGTATCCGGTGACGCTCAGGTATCCGGTAACGCTTGGGTATACGGTGACGCTTGGGTATCCGGTGACGCTTGGGTATCCGGTGACGCTCGGGTATCCGGTAACGCTCGGGTATCCGGTGACGCTTGGGTATCCGGTGACGCTCGGGTATCCGGTGACGCTCAGGTATCCGGTAACGCTTGGGTATCCGGTGACGCTTGGGTATCCGGTGACGCTTGGGTTCAAAACTGCCGTGATTATTCTGCTACAAGCTGCTTCGGATCGGAAAATAGGACGACAACATTTTTCCGCACGAAAGACGGCGGAATCAGCGTGAGATGTGGATGTTTTTATGGAACACTTAATGAATTTAGAGAAAAGGTGAAAGAACGACACGGAGACAGCCGACTGGCAAAGGAATATTTGATGCTGGCAGATTTGATGGAGTTTAGATTGTCCAAGGATGAGTAGGAGGATAAGCAATGGATAGAAAGAAAATGCATGAACTTTTAGACTTAATTCTTGAGATTCAAGAGCGTGGAGAAGGTAAGGATGGGTACCATTTTGTAAACATTGAATTTTCAAACTACGGGAGCAGAATACTTTTGTGCGCACAAGAAAACGGATTTGTCGCGAATGGAGATTACGATTTGTTTGACGGGATTACAACAGATAAGCAACTAGATGATGCAATCGTTTTGGCAAAAGTATTACTGGAAAAAGCAGCAGATATGGCGGGCGAATAATATGTACAAATATACAGAAGAACTGGAAGAAATAACAGATCAAGAAGCGGCTGAAAAAAGACAGATATTTTAGGGTACGCAAAAGGCACTATCAGAATTATTGTGATTTTATGGAGGAAATAACAAATGGCAACATTATACGAGATTGACGAAGAGATTTTAAATTGCGTAGATCAGGAAACGGGAGAGATTATCGACCCAGAAAAGCTGGCACAGTTGCAGATGGATTTCGATATTTGACCAACAAAGCAACAAGAGGACAAACGTTTACATAGAGTGCCTTGGTGAAAAACATACGATAGCGCAGTGGTCTAGGATAACCGGACTTGATGAAGAAACCATTCGCAGAAGGAATAAAAAAGGACTTCCGGCCAAGAAAGTCCTAGGTATTGAAGTGCTTAGTTAGAGCACTCAAGAAATTAAATCATTTAAATTGTAGACGAAAAGGAGAAGTTTGTAAATGAAAATTACGAAAATTAAGATCAAAAATCTTTATGGAATTACAGAATATGAAGGGGACGGAAAGAGCGTAGAGCTTTCTGGAACAAATGGAGCAGGAAAATCTTCCGTGATTGATGCAATTCGGTATGCTCTTACAAATAAGTCAAACCGGAAATATATTGTCAGAAACGGGGAAACAGAGGGCGAAATTCTGATTGAAACAGATAACGGATTGAGAATCAATCGGAAGGCAAGAACGAATCAAGCGGATTACAAGAGCGTGAAGCAGAACGGTCATGAGGTGGGGAGTCCGGAAACATTTTTGAAAGATATTTTTACTCCACTGCAGCTGTCACCAGTTGAATTTATGGAGAAATCCGAAAAAGAGCAGAATGCAATTTTGCTCGACATGATCCAGTACGACTGGTCATTACAGACAATCCGTGAATGGTTTGGTGAAATTCCGGATTGGGTATCTTACGATCAGAATATCTTGCAAGTTTTGAACGATATACAGTCGGAAAACGGCATGTATTACAGGAATCGGCAGGATGTGAATAGAGATATTCGGAATAAAAAATCATTTGTTGAGGATATCGCAGATGCTATCCCGTCTGGATACGATGCAGAAAAATGGGAAAATGAAAATCTTGGACAGCTGTATCAGGAAATCGAGCGCATCAGAAAAGAAAATGAACAGATTGAGAAAGCAAAGAGATTTATTGAGCAGAGGGACAACAAAGTCCGATCATTTGAAGCGGACAAAGAGATTAAATTATCCGCATTGGAAAGGTCGTTTACTGCAGAGCGCGAACGCCTTTTGAAAGAAAATGAAAGGCTGCAGGCGCAGTTGAGAGAAAATCAAACAATGCTTGCTGGTATGGAAGAGAGAAAAGCGGACAAAGCAGAAGTGATCGTAAAAGAATATGAAGCGAATGTTGCGAAATATGACAGCTCTGTAGAAGAGTATAAAGAATTGTCAGAAAAAGAAGTGCAGGATTATTCGGAATTGCAGAATCAGGCATCTTATGCGGAAGAGATGAAATCCCACTTGAATGAATATCGTCGAATGGTTGATCTACAGAACGAAGTGGAGCGATTAAAAGCGGAATCCGAAGAATTTACGAAGAAAATCGAAAAGGCACGGTCTCTTCCTGGGGAAATTCTAGAAACTGCAACTATTCCAATTTCTGGCCTTACGGTTGTAAATGGCGTTCCACTGATTCACGGACTACCGATCAGCAATCTATCAGACGGAGAAAAACTTGATCTTTGTATTGATGTGGCGATTCAAAAACCGAATGGACTGCAGATCATCCTGATTGATGGAGTGGAGAAAATGTCTACAAAAATGCGGACAGACCTGTATCAGAAGTGCAAAGATAAAGGATTACAGTTTATTGCAACAAGGACAACAGATGAAGAAGATCTGACAGTGATTGAATTATAAGGAGAATCGATATGGAAGAAATGATTGTAAAAGAGGAAAAACACGAATTGAGTCCATTTGCGGACAGCCAGAGTTTTCAAAAGATTTTTGATATCGGAAAAATGTTTGCTACATCGCAGCTGGTGCCACAGAATTACCAAGGCAAGCCGATGGATTGCACGATTGCAGTAGATATGGCGAATCGGATGGGGGTATCCCCTATGATGGTCATGCAGAACCTGTATGTTGTAAAAGGCAAGCCTACATGGAGTGGACAGGCTTGTATGAGTATGATCCGGGCGAATACAGAATTTAAAAATGTCCGTCCGGTGTACGATGGAACACCTCATACAGATAATTGGGGATGCAGAATTGAAGCAGAATATAAAGATAGTGGAGAGAAAATCAAAGGAACTACAGTGACGATCGAAATGGCTAAAAAAGAGGGATGGTATGAAAAAACAGGAAGTAAATGGAAAACCATGCCGGAGCAGATGCTTGCATATCGTGCGGCTGCGTTCTTTGCTCGGGTATATACTCCAAATTCTCTTATGGGGGTTTATGTCGAGGGTGAAGCAGAGGACATATCCAAAAGCGATACAAGAGTAGCGGAAAACCCGTTTGATTTTGAAGCTGCAGTGCAAGAAGCAGAGGAGGTATTTGAATGATTTTAACGCAGGAAAATTATTACAGCAAAGAAGCAAATCAGGAGTATCTCAGTGTCTCGCAGTATAAGGATTTCTGCGGAACAATCGGACGTGTTGGGTGTGAGGAACAGGCACTTGCAAAGTTGAATGGTGACTGGGAAATGGAGAAAACAACAGCACTTCTGGTTGGGTCTTATGTGGATTCTCATTTCGAGGGAACGCTTGATTTGTTTAAGGCTCATAACACAGAGATATTTACAAAAAAAGGAGAGTTAAAGGCAGAGTACCGAAAAGCAGAAGAAATCATAAACCGAATCGAAAGAGATCCTTTATTCATGATGTTTATGAGCGGAGAGAAGCAGAAAATCTTTACAGCCGATCTATTTGGAGCGAAATGGAAAGTAAAGCTTGACAGCTATTTGCCCGGTAAATGCATCGTTGATTTGAAAGTAATGAAATCCCTGAGAGAAGCGCATTATGCGAAAGACATGGGACTGATGGACTTTGTGAGGTTTTGGGGCTATGACATACAGGCTGCCGTATACCAAGAGGTAGTGAGGATCAATACAGGGGAGCGGTTGCCGTTTTATATCGCAGCAGCCAGCAAGGAGAAAGTGCCAGATATCGAGATTATCCAGATCCCGCAGGAATGGATGAATGATTGCTTGTCTGGAATGGAGATGAATGTGTCAAAGATTCTCTCTCTGAAAAATGGAGAAATCGATCCAATCCGTTGTGAAGTTTGCGACTGGTGCAAGCACACCAAAATACTAAAAGCACCAATCTGGCCAGATAATTTGATAGGAGAGGTATAGATGAAAAAGTCAGACACTGTGGTTACGGAATACGTTGAGTTTTGCTTGATATGCGGGAAACCATACAACATCGAGGGGCATCACCTGATCTGTGGAAAAGGAAGAAGGCAAAAAAGGAACGGAGGACAAGCTGCTCCTGCCTGTATGTAGTGATTGCCGCAAAAGGATACATGGATATGGTGTAAGCATGGCACTGTCGAAGATGGTAGGGCAGGCAATCTATGAGCAGAACCATACACGAGAGGAATTTAGGGAACGATATGGACAATCATATTTTTGAAATCAGAGGGAAATTTTACAAAGGACATTGTTTCCCGGGTCTGAATGATTACATACATGAGATCGGGAAGAACCCGAAAGCAGGAAATCGAATGAAGCAACAGTATCAGATGATAGCCTGTAACGCCGTCAGACTTGGTTTAAAGCGTTTTAAAACAGATAAGCCTATCATTCTGCACTATATGTTTAAAGAGCCGAAAAAAGGCAATAAACGGGATAGAATGAATGTTTTTAGTTTTGCGGACAAGGTGATTGAGGACGCATTGCAGAAATGCGATGTGATTGTTAATGATGATCCGGCTCATGTCGTGAATACAACGCATGAGTTTGAGTATACAAGTGGAATCCCGTCAATCATTGTCCGGATTGAAGAGGTAATGAGGTAGAGAGCCTTGTTATAAATTGTAACCCATTCATGGCTGCTGTGTAGTACGTCACAAATACCTTAAGTAAGCCAGATTCATTGTCTCCCGGTAATTCCGGGAGCAGAAAGGAGAATAAATGGTAATTACAATTCCGGGCAAACCGGTTGGAAAAGCAAGACCGAGATTCCGCAGAGCCGGATTCAAAGTCATTACATATACGCCACCAGAAACAAAGAAGTATGAAAAAGAAGTTGCGAGGATTTATAAACAAAGCGCAGGTGTTCTTTATACAGATATCCCTTTGAGAGTTCGTATTTTGGCGAAATTTCCGATTCCAGAGAGCTGGTCTAAGAAGAATAAGGATAGGGCTTTAAAAGGCGAAATAAAGCCGAATAAGAAGCCGGACTTAGACAACATTGCAAAAATCATTTTGGATGGACTAAATGGAGTCGCATATACGGACGATAAGCAGGTGACCAGTCTGGAGATTGAAAAGGTATATTCGGACACGCCTTGCGTGGTGGTCTATATTGCGGAGGATGAGTGATGGCAAAGGTAAAGTGGATCAAGATTACAACAGACATGTTTGATAATTGCAAGATCAAACATCTGCGGAAACTTCCAGACGGAAATAACATTGTCTTAATCTGGGTGATGCTGCTTACCATGGCTGGACGGTGCAATAGTAACGGGATGGTGTTTTTGACACAGAACATCCCATACACGCCTAAAATGTTGGCTGATGAGCTGGATTTTGAGGAAAATACCGTGAAATTAGCCTTACAATCACTGGAACAGTTGGAAATGATCGTGATGGACAATGGATTTTTTACTATTCCGGGTTGGGAAGAGCACCAGAACGCGGAAGCCCTCGAGAAAATCAGGGAGCAGAACCGGATCAGGAAGCAAAAACAGAGGGAAAAACAGAAAATTGAGTGCGTCACGGAAATGTCACGTGACACAGGCGTGACAAATTTGGGAAGTCACGCTACAGATATAGATAAAGATATAGATATAGATATAGATATAGATAAAGATATAGATATAAGAGGTAATAGAGTAGATTATCAGCAAATAGCTGATATGTATAATGCCACTTGCGTGTCATTCCCCCGCTTGACCGTGCTTTCGAAGAAAAGAGAAAAAGCAATTAAAGCGCGATTGAGAAAATATTCCATTGATGATATACAGAGAACGTTTGAACTTGCAGAGGAAAGCGACTTTTTGAAAGGGGCTAATAACCGAAATTGGTCGGCAACATTTGATTGGATGATGAATGATGCAAATATGGCAAAGATTCTGGATGGGAATTATAAAAACAAAGATGCAAAGCAATCAAAACCGCCAGTAAGCAGAAACCTAAACAACTTTGATCGCAGAAATTACGACATGGACTCTCTGGAAGAGCAACTACTGAACTCGAATTAAGGAGGAACTATGGAACCGAAGAAAGTAACGATAAACTACGCTTTGCTCTGTAAGGAACTAGAAAAGCAGGGCAAGACGAAAAAGGGATTCTCCCTAGAAATGGGGAGAAGCGAAAGTTTTGTGAATTACATGGCCAATAATCCAGATCAACCAGAAGCTGTGGAACGGATCATGTGTTTACTTCTCGGACTTGAACCGGGAAGTCTGGTAAAAGAGCCAGAAAAGAAGGGGATGACTGCAGCACAGGCACTTACAGTCATCCGGGATGAGATTTTAGAGAATCGCAGAATCATGCAAGAAAATTTTGAAAAGATCTGGAATAAGATGAACACCAACACCGTCCAACTGGAAAAGATCAAGGACAAGGTCAACACGATGTCAAAGACCGACTACGACAAAGCATTAGAGTGGCTGCAAGACAAGATGGAAGGTGGACGCTATGACGGGGCGAAGCTGCTCATGGAGTCAGAAGCGGCAGGAATTAAAAGGTCTGACATCATGAAAGCAAAGGCAGAACTTGGTGTAAGAATCCAGACTACAGGGTACGGAAAGAATGTGAAAGCATGGTGGAGCTTAAAGGGTGAACAGGCATGAACATGAAAAGATATGGGTTTAAGATTTGCAAGAAAAGACACGGAAACATGGATTTTTACACAAAAGTTAGCTCCAAGCGCAAGAGAAAGAAAAGGGTGAGAGGAAAATGAGTAGACCAGCACACTTTCTTGATCCATACCAGTTCCAAATCGAAGAGATGGTAAAACTCGGATGCACGGATGAGCATATCTGCAGAGTGCTTGAGGATATTACCGGAAAAGAAGTGAAAAAGAGGGTAATAGCAAACAAGAGGATGTGGTTAAGAAAGATGGAAAATAAAAGAAAACAATACGAACCGTACAAGGGAGAAATTAAGTACATGATCGAATACGGACTTACGATCCAGAACATCTATGCAGCAATAAGCGAAGAGAGCGGAATAGATGCGAGCATTGAAACGTTTAAAAACTTCCTGAAGGATAACGATATGATGCCTGAGTCAAAGAAACAGGAAGCTTCGGTCAAGGATATCTTTGGCAACATTGCAAATTACATGGAGTTTCACGAGGGCTGGGTGCGGACTAGTTGTAGGCTCAATCGATCAATAGCAAATCCAAACAGGGTATTGATGCGAAGGTATTTACAGTAAGCTATGAAAAATAAACGAAAATAGAAAGGAGCCAGCCTCCGGCCGGGGCAAGGGTATACCGGGCTTCTGAGAAAATGGAAAATTTGATTATAGATTGCTTCGCCGGAGGAGGTGGAGCGAGCGTAGGAATAGAAATGGCACTTGGAAGACAAGTAGATATTGCAATCAATCACGATCCGGATGCAATTTTGATGCACAAGACAAACCATCCGAAAACATTGCATCTCACAGAAGATATCTTCAAGGTAGATTTGAAGAAATATGTGAAAGGAAAGCGAGTTGCTTTAATGTGGGCGAGTCCTGATTGCACCAGCCACAGTAAGGCGAAAGGTGGGAAGCCGAGGGAAAAAGGGCTTCGGATTTTGCCTTGGGCGGTATACAAACACGCAAAAGCAATTCTCCCAGATGTGATTATTATGGAAAACGTGGAAGAGATTCAGCAGTGGGGACCTTTGGATGAAAACGGGCATCCGATTAAGGAGCGGCGTGGGGAAGATTATGAGAAGTTCATTACGGCAATGAAGAGTCTTGGGTACATATTCGACTGCCGGGAGCTTATTGCGGCAGACTATGGCGCACCTACCACGAGAAAACGCTGGTATGCAATTTTCAGGAGAGATGGAAAAGACATCGTGTGGCCAGAAAAGACGAATTTTAAATCCAGAGATCCGAAATGGCAGGAATGCGGGGCATATATCGATTGGTCTGATTTAGGGAAAACAATATTTGATAGACCAAAACCGTTGGCAGATGCAACGATGAAAAGGATTGCAAATGGAATCAGAAAATATGTAATAGACAATCCATCTCCCTATATCGTGAGAAATAAAGATGCTGTTGCATTTATGATTCAATACCACGGAGAAACAAAAATTGGAGAATCAAGAGGACAGTTGCTGACAGAACCAATTAAAACAATCGACACATCAAACAGGTACGGGCTGGTGACAGCTTTTATTACAAAATTTTATAAAAGTGGAATCGGACAGGGATGCAACGAACCTTTACACACAATCACAACATCACCTGGACATTTTGGATTGATATCTGCGTTTTTAATTAAGTATTACGGAACTGGCGGAGGACAAGAACTTTCAAATCCGCTTGCAACGATTACTACAAAAGATCGTTTCGGACTAGTAAATGTGATTCTGGATATCGAAGGCGAAAAGTATGTCATGAAGGATATTTTCCTGAGAATGTTAAAACCGGAAGAACTTAAATTAATGCAGGGATTTCCGGAGGATTACATTATTGACAGGGACTACAAATACAGGAGATATCCGATCGCAAAACAAGTGGCTAGAATCGGAAACAGTGTAGTGCCAATCATGGCACAGAAACTGGTAGAAGCAAACTGCCCGTATTTAAAAATCGGGAATAGGGTGCCGAACATAGAAATATACGAGGATGAGCAGCAAATTAGGTTTGCGTAGTAGGAGGAATGACTAATGCCAAAAACAGAAGAAACACGCTTGCGAAAAGGCGACACGATCAAATGCGCTGATGCAGAGGATTGCGTGAGGACAATGAATGAGTTGGCATCCTGCTGTATAGAGACAGATTTTCTCTACGAAAAAGATGGAGAGAGTGGTTTATGGTTGGGAATAACGGGAGGAAAATTAGATGGATGAGAAGAAAGTTAGAGAAGCGATAAAATATTTTAAAATAATGTTATTCGATATGGAAGGAATGGGATTTAAGTATATTCCTAAATATTATGAAATAGCAATCGAAGCACTGGAAAAGCAGTTGCCGAAGAAAACTATAGATAAGAGTTGTGTGAAAGATAATGATACTATTTACGGATATGTTGGTATATGCCCTAGTTGTAACGGTATTGTTGACGATAGTATGATTGTTTGTGATTGTACACAAGTACTTGACTGGTCGGAATAATATTCAAGTTCCCTGCGAGTGATCGTGGTGGAAAGGAAGTGAGGTAGAAAGATGAAAAAATTTAACTGGGATGAATTTAAAAATAAAGACAATAAGATTGCGGTGCATTGTAAGACTGAGGAGGAAGCAAAAGATTTCTGCAAGCAGATGCACGGACAAGGGATGAAGTGGCATAACGGAGAAAGCTATTTGAAAAATACAAATTACGATATGTTCAACGAAAGAACATGTTATTACGGTGATGGAGAATATTCATCTTTAGATTTTGCAGAAAATCACAATTATAAAATACTGGAATGGAGTGATTACATGCAGAAAGAATTTACAAAGTCAGATCTAAAAGACGGAATGGTGGTGGAATACAGATGCAAGGACTATGGGAAGAGAATGGTGGTTGGAAATATGCTAATTGGAGAAGACGGGAGCCATAGACTCGAAGCCTACGAGAATGACTTAACACAAGGATATGCAAAAAGCCGACTTAGCATCATCAGAGTGTATAAGATTAAAAACGAAAGAAACTTCGAGCATATTATGGATGATGATAACCTCGAACTCATCTGGGAGCGCAAAGGACCAAAGAACCAAAGAAAATGACAGTGGAAGAAATGCGACAGAAGCTTGAAGAGCTGACAGGAGAGGAAATTGAGGTGATGCAGGAATGACAAGAGATACCATGAAACGTAGAAAGGAAACGGCAGGAGTCATCCGAAAGATAGATGCATACACTATGGCAACGAGAAAGCCCTGTGAGACCGCTTTAAAGCAACAGGAGCATGAAGCCTTTAAGTGCGACTTTAAAAGCCGTGAGAGGACGAAAAAGGACGTTGCAGAGTACAAGAAGCACACGGTGGAAGACTTTTTGAAGAAGGTCGGAATAGATACGAAAGGGAGTGTGATGGGTGATAACAGAAGCACGCATAAAACGAATACATAAAAATAACATCAGAATGGAACGGCTAGCTGAATTGTATAAAGCACATAAATATGCGGCAATGTCATCCGAAATCAATATGAGCGGTATGCCATCGGGAAAAGGCGGGATAGATGACAGTATGAGCGATATTGATGATAGTGTGGATATTGAAACGGAATATCGAGCGCTATACTTCGAAAACGAGTTACTCATCAAAGAAGCAAGAAAATACATAAACCAGTTGCCGGACAATATTCTACGCATGGTAATGGAATTGAAATATATAAACGGAATGGATGAATATGAAATTTCCGCAGAAGTTGGAGTGCCGCATAATCAGTGCTGCAGTATGTTAAAAGTACACTGGAATAATGTGTTCTAAATGTTCTAAATCTATTGACATATAGTGACTTGACTGGTATACTGAAAGAGTGAAAGAAGATAAAAAGGCACTGTCACTTATGTGGTGGTGCTTTTTCTTATGCTGTGGCAAATGTAGGGCAGACAGGTTCGACTCCTGTACACGGTTTAGTAGCATATCACGGTAAATATTAAAAATCCGGAATGCCGTGGAAGTGCTACGGAGTGATATCACAAAACGCAGATATCCGCAGATCTGCAAAACAAACAAATAGATTCAGCAATCTATATTTAGTGTCAGCGCCCGAGTGCGGATAGGGTAAAGGGTGTCAATAAAAGGCATCCTGATCGGACATAGCTCAGTCGGTTAGAGCAGCAGCCTTATAAGCTGTGTGTCACGGGTTCGATTCCCGTTGTCCGGATTGTGGACTACTGCAAAGTTTCATCCTTTGCTTATATATTTTTGATTGTGTACTTGGTTATTTTGGTTTTTTGTTGGCATTTGTAATTCTTTCAAGCAGTAGTCCTAAATTCTTAGCATCCAGAGATGGGTGCTTTTATTATGTACAGAAAAGGAGAAGAGCATGGGAATTGTTAAAAGAATGTTATGCAAGCACGACAAGACAGAGTATGTCAGCACAAATCTTGTAAGACAGAATGATGGTAGCTTTATCACAGAGCACATGTGGAGATGCAAGAACTGCGGGAAGCTGATAGAAGGGAAGAAGCATGGGAAAGTTTTACGAAAGCCGAAAGTGGAAAAAGAAAAGAGAACACATTCTGAGGCGTGACGCATACCAATGTCAAGAGTCTAAGAGGTATGGCAAGTATGCAGAAGCAACGACAGTGCACCATATCTATCCTCTGGAAGAATATCCAGAGCTTGCGCTTGTGGATTGGAATCTTATCAGCATGTCCACTGCACAACATGACAGGATGCACGACAGGAAGACAGACAAGGTCACAGCTGCTGGATTGTACTGGCAGAGGAAAAGAAGAAGGGAGTTTGAAACGTGGAGAAAATCAAGATGTATACAGTGAAGTGGAGAGGGAAAGCAAGCGATTGTGAATACGAAGTTATGAATACGTTAGATAAGATAGGGCAAGCGTGCGTAGACGTACATGATGATGACATATTTGCAAGCTACAGCATAGATGTAGATAAAGCATTCAAAACCGAAGAAATAGAAATGAAAATAATCACGATGAATAAAGAAACAGCAAAGAGCATGGTCGAATGGTTCAAAGATAAAGTTGGAATGGAAATGAAAATGGAAGAGATTGAGGTATCCCCCCTCCCTTTTGAGAATTAAAAATGTCTCAGGAGAATCGGGAGAGAGGACTCTTTCCAATAGCGCGGATCTGTGAAAATAAATTTTCCGGCAGATAAGGAGGTGAGAATAGATGGCAAGATATATACCACAGAAGCAAACAATCATCGACAGAACAGTCAGATACATGAAAGAGCTTGGAACCTATAAAGTGCAGTATAAACAGGTAATCGAGATCTACGCAGATATGATCTATCAGTACAATGTCTTAAGTAAGCAGTTTGAAGAGTCTGGATACGAAGTAATCTTAGACACGGAGAAAAGCGGGGGTAAAAAAAGCCCTATTCTCGTGAGTCTTGAAAACCTCCGAAAAGATATCGGGACATATTCTGACAGACTGATGCTAAATGCCAAAACGTACAATGCAGAAATTGAACAGCCGAAAAAAGAGAAATCTGCATTTGCATTATTACTGGAAAAACAGCAGGGAAAGTAAATGGACTTATCCCATATTAACAGTCCGCATTTCGATACGGCTGTGCGTTATGCGGAGGATATCGTAAGTAAAAAAGTCTTGGTGAACATAGATAGAGTGCTTGCGTGTAAGAGATTTCTGGCAGATTTAGAACGTGATGATTTAGATTTTCGCAGTGATCAATTTGATTTTGTGATCGATCTGATTGAGGGAACTATCCACCACGTACAAGGTGAGGACAAGAATGGAGTCAGTTTTAAAGGCACTCCAATGTTATTGACGGACTGGCAGAAGTTTGTATGTGTAAATTTGTTTGGATTTTTCCGAAAAGGAACAGATATTAGGCGTTTTAACGAAGCGCTTATTTTTTTACCAAGAAAACAGGGGAAAACATCTTTCAGTGCTGCACTTGCAGAAGCAAAAAGCGTTCTAGACAGAGGATCTGGAGCAAAGACGTATATTGTTGCGAATTCGGTAAAGCAAACAATGGAAAGTTTTGGATTTTTAGTGGATAACGTTGAAGCCTTGCGTGGAGATGTTGATAAGTTAAGAATCCGAAATAATAACCAAGAGCATTCCATTAGTATTGATTTTGGCGACGGTACCGCAGAAATGTATGCGATTGCCAACCAAGAAGATAAGTTGGACTCTCTAAACTGTAACTGCCTGATTCTGGATGAGTTGCATTCGTGGAAGAGAGCTGGTGCCAAGAAATACATCCTGATGAAGAATGCAATGAAAGCATACAGAAACAAACTTCTGATTGGTATTTCTACTGCCGGCGATATTCCGGATGGGTTTCTCGCAAACAGAATCAAAACACTGCACGATGTATTGAACGGAACGATTACAGATAAGGCATATGATTCCTATTTTATTTTTATCTGTAAAGCGGATCAGGACAAAGAGGGAAATGTATTAAACAGCAAAGGTGAGATTACAACACTGGATGATCCGGAAGTGCTGCAGATGTGTACACCGTCTATTGGGGTCACTGTTACAGTAAGCGAACTTCTGGATGATGCAGCACAGGCAATGAATGAGCCACAGTTAAGGGCAGAGTATCTGAATAAAACGCTAAACATCTTTACAAATGCGCTGAATGCATATTTTGATGTCAATGAATTTAGAGCATCCGATGATGAATATAACTGGTCGTTGGAAGAGTTGGCAAAACTGCCGATCACATGGTATGGCGGTGCCGACTTATCAAAACTTCACGATCTAACAGCCGGCGCAATCTACGGAACATACAAAGATGTCGACATCTGCATCACACACGCATTTTTCCCGAGGGCAGCGGCAATTAAAAAAGGCGATGAGGATGGCATCCCACTGTTTGGATGGGAAGAAGACGGATGGTTGACGATGAGTAATACAGCCACGGTACTTCCAGATGACATTGTGAATTGGTTCATCTCCATGAAAAAGATGGGATTCAAAATAAAAATTGTTGGATTCGACAAGAAATTCGGACGAGAGTTTTTCTTAAAAATGAAAAAATCTGGATTCCGGATTCAGGATCAGCCGCAGTATTTTTACGTGAAGTCTGAGGGATTCCGGCATATCGAAGTGAAAGTGAAGAATAAGAAATTTTACTATCTACATTCGGACGCTTTTGAATATTGCGTGCAGAACGTAAGGGCAATTGAAAAAGTGGATGACATGATCCAGTACGAAAAAGTAGACGGGGACGGAGGCGTAAGACGAATTGACTTATTCGATGCAGGAGTCTTTTCGTGTTGCCAGATGTTGGCGGACATGGCGCTTGGAAATGTAGCAAATAAATGGTTAAAGAGAGAGTAGGAGAATAAGATGGCGAAGAAAAAGAAGCAGAAGAGTATCAGATCAGAACCACAGAATAAAGTATTTGTGTATCAGGGAGCTACGTTCTCTGATTTTTTATTGCCGTCAGGGTATACAACGCTGGCACAGAATCCAGAAATTCGGGCGGCATGTCAGAAAATTGCTGATCTGGTTTCGGGAATGACAATCCACCTAATGGAGAATGGTCCGAATGGAGACATCCGGATCAAAAATGAGCTATCACGGAAAATTGACATTAATCCGTATTCGCTGATGACGAGAAAAGCGTGGGTTTACAACATTGTTTACTCAATGCTCTTGCCGGGCGATGGAAATGCAGTCGTCCTGCCTGTGATGAGGGATGGATATATCGATGAGCTAATCCCGTTAAAGCCATCCATGACAAGTTTTGAAGAGACACCGACAGGGTACAAGATAATCTACGGCAGTGAAGAATACGATCCGAGCGAAGTATTACACTTTGCGATTAACCCAAACCCGGAATATCCATGGAAAGGAACAGGCTACAGGCTTGCTTTAAAGGATATCGCATCAAATTTGAAACAGGCGAATGCGACTAAGAAATCTTTTATGAGCGGTCAGTATATGCCGAACATCATTGTAAAGGTAGACGCAGCCACGGAAGAACTTGCAAACGAAGCAGGAAGAAAACAGATAAGAGAGAAATATTTGAAAGAATCGAAGCCGGGAGAGCCTTGGGTAATACCGGCAGAACTCTTGGAAGTATCCGAGGTTAAGCCGCTATCTTTGAAGGATATCGCAATTAATGAATCGGTGGAGATTGACAAGAGGACGGTCGCATCCCTGTTGGACGTGCCGCCATTTTTTCTGGGAGTCGGAAACTTTAATAAGGACGAATACAACAATTTTGTCAGAACGAGAGTTAAATCAATTGCGGACGTATTCCAACAGACGCTTACGAAAGGCTTGATTCAGAGTCCACATTGGTACTTTAAATGCAACTCAAAGAGCTTGATGGCTTACGACACCAAGGAGCTTGCAGAAATTGGGATGAACCTATATATACGAGGAATCTATACAGGAAACGATGTATTGAACTTGATTGGTGACTCTCCGAAAGACGGATTGAACGATCTGATTATCCTTGAAAACTTTATTCCGCAAGGGATGATCGGGGAGCAGAAGAAGCTAAGAGGAGGTGATGAATAAGTGGAAGAGCGAAAGAAAGAAAATCTGACAAGATCATGGAAAGCGGATTTTGAAACACGGGAAGCGGAGGATGGAAAGAAAACAATTTCCGGGTACTTCGCTGTTTTTAATTCCGAAACAGAGTTATGGCCGGGGGCTTATGAAGAAATTGCACCAGAAGCGTTTTCGAACACCATGAGCAACGACATCCGTGCTCTGACAAACCATGATGACACACTTGTACTTGGACGGACAAAAGTCGGAACTTTACGTCTGAGAACCGATACAAGAGGTCTATGGGGCGAAATTGATATCAATGAAAACGATTCGGACGCAATGAACCTGTATGAGAGGGTAAAACGTGGAGATGTGGATCAATGCTCATTTGGATTCAATATTTTGCGGGAGGAAACCGATTGGAGAGATGACGGCACTGTGAAATGGACAATACGAGAAGTTGATCTGCACGAAGTGTCTGTATGCACATTCCCGGCTTATGAAGATACGGGCGTACAGGCGAGACATGCACAGGTGGAACAGTATCGAGAAAAACAGATGGAACAGTGGCGAAGCAACGCTACAAAGAGATTGAAAGGAGAAAAGTAATGGCTTTAAGACAGTTAATGCTTGCGAAACAGATCGCAGACAAAGAAAAGGAACTGGAAGAAATTCGTGGAAAAGATGCGGATTTTGAAACAAGAGAAAAGGAACTTGAGACATCCATCAATGAAGCAAACACGGAAGAGGAGCGCTCTACTGTGGATGATGCTATCACAAAGTTTACGGAGGAAAAAGAAGCGCACGAAGAAAGAAAAAGTGAGCTTGAAACAGAGCTTGGCGAGCTGCGTGGAAAAATGAAGGAGTATGAAAAAGCTCCAGAAAAACGTGAAAAGGAGAAGGATATGGGTAAAAGAAGTGAAGAAATCGAAGAGGCAAGAAGCGCAATTAACGCATTTGTGAAGTCCAAAGGGCAGGTAAGAGAGAGCGGATTTAAAGAAGCGGATGCAGGTATTTTGATCCCGGTAGAAATTCTTGCTCCACAGGAGAAACCAGAGGATATTGTAGACCTGAAAAACTACGTGAAAAATGTAAGTGTCAACAGTGCGTCTGGGAAATACCCGGTAATTGAAAAATCTGGAAGCAAAATGAACACGGTTGCAGAATTAGAGCAGAATCCAGAACTTGCGAAACCAAAAATCACAGAAATCAACTACAGTATTGCAACAAGAAGAGGGTATATCCCGATCTCTCAGGAGGCAATCGATGATGCTGATTATGATGTAACGGGTCTGATCCGAGATGAAATCAATGACCAGTCCGTAAATACAAGAAATACAGATATTGCAACTGTATTAAAGAGTGCAACGGCGAAAAGTGTTACAGGGCTGGATGGACTGAAAGACTTGGTGAACAAAGAAATCAAGAAAGTGTATCCTGTGAAATTCATCATTTCAGCTTCCTTGTATGCCGAGCTGGACAAGCTGAAAGACAAGAATGGAAGATATCTGTTGCAGGATTCCATCACTTCCTCAAGCGGAAAAATGCTGTTTGGCAGAGAGGTAGTCGTTCTGGACGATGATATGATCGCAGGAGATGGAGAACTGAAAGGTTTTGTCGGTGATCCGAAATCATTCTGCACATTTTTCGACCGCAAACAGACAAGCGTTGAATGGGTAGACAATCAGATCTATGGAAAACTGCTTGCTGGAATTGTAAGATACGATGTCAAGAAAACAGATACAAATGCTGGATTCTATATTACATACACACCGGGGGAATAATTCCCTCTGACGATGTAGCCTTAGTTGGCAGAGGGAAAGTCGGAAAGGCAAAAGTAGGTAAAGCAAAATAGTATAATGGAGGTATTCAAAATGGCATATACACCAACTACATGGAATGACGGCGACGTTATTACAGCAGAGAAACTGAATAAGTTAGAGCAGGGCGTGAAGAATGAGCAGGTTGGACCAGCAGGACCAAGCTACACTCTTCCAGCGGCGAACAAAACAACGCTGGGCGGTGTGAAACAGATGGCTTTGATCGCAGATTTGTCTACAGAAACAACAGCTGACCTGAAAAATAAAATCAATGCAATTCTTGCGGAAATGAAAAAACAGGGGATCATGGCGAATTCATAAGGAGTATGCTTATGAGAGCGATTGTATTGCAACTATTAAAAGACAGACTTGGAATCTCTACAGATAGTAGGGATTCCGTCCTTTATGCGATCATAGATGGAATTCTCGATGAATGCGAAAATGTATATGGCGTTCGCATCAAGGAAGAGAGATATGACCACATCCTGCTTGTGCTAGATTGGGCTACGTGGAAGTACAATCATCCAGAAGATGGGGTGATTCCTAGAAGTATCAGGTTTCGGTTGAACAATCTGATGATTAAGGCGGTGCAAAATGAATCGAACATGGGATGAGAAAGTGATATTGATATCTTCCAATGGGTATGAAGAGGATGAGATCGGTCAGCAAGTACCGATTGAATCGGAACAGGAGATCTGGTGTTGTAAAGAAAAAGTTCCCCGAAATGAATTCTACCTTGCAGGACAGAACAATATGGAAATTTCAGAAAATTTGATCGTGCATCCTTACGAATATGAAGGACAGAGATATATCCGATTCCACGGAAAGAAGCTGAAAGTGATTAAGACGTATCCAATCAGCATGGAAGAGTTGGAACTGACCTGTACGGAAAGGATCGAAAAATGAGCGAAAGCATAAGTGCTGACAAACTCGCAAGAGAAATTATGCGGCAGATGAAAGAATATACAGAGGAAGTAAAGGAAACAACTGCTGATGTCGCGATGAATGTATCGGAGAAAGCTGTGAGAATGCTCAAAGCAGAAAGTCCAAAAAGTAAAAATGGCGGAACTTATGCGAAAAATTGGACAAGAACAACAGGTAGAAGCGGAATCACGGTATACAATAAAGATCCGACATATCGACTGACACATTTGCTGGAAAAAGGACATCAATTAAAGCGTGGCGGTAGGAAGATAGGACAAGTACAGGCGTATCCACATATTGAAGAAGTGGAGCAAAAATGCGTGAAAGAATATGTAGAAGAATTGGAAAGGAGACTGTGAAATGACATTGCCAGAATTAAAAGACAAGTTAAAATCACTCAATCTTCCGATTGCGTATCGTTGCTTTGCGGTTGGGCAAGTGCCAGAGCTTCCGTATATTGTATATTATGCGGATGAAGATATTGCATTTTACGCCGATGACATAGTGTACCATGAGGGATATGCTGTCACGATTGAAGTGTACACAGAGAAAAAGGACGTGGAACTGGAGAAAAAAGTAAAGCAACTACTAAATAACAATGGGCTCCCGTATGAATCGTACGAGAGTTTTTTAGATTCTGAAAATATGTATTTGAAAGCATATGAAATTGAAATATAGGAGGTAGCGTATGGCTGCAGGAAAAGAAAACAAAGTGGAATTTGGCTTAAGAAACTGTTATTACGCCGTTATTACAGTAGATGAGGGCGGAAAAATCGCATACGGATCGCCGAAGAGATTACCGGGAGCAGTAAGTATCACATTTGACAAGAGTGGTGATCTGATCCGGTTTAAAGCGGATGACATTGATTATTACACCAACGCAAATAATCAGGGATACGAGGGTACTCTGACGCTTGCAAGAGTACCGGAAGAATTTCGAACAGAAGTGCTTAAAGAGGAGAAAACAGAAAAAGGTGTGATTCTCGAAAACTCTGACGCACAGGTGGCAAATATCGCACTGATGTTTGAATTCCAGGGAGATGTCAAGGCAACAAGACACCTCTTCTATTACTGCTCTGTAAATAGACCATCTGTTGGAAGTACAACAAAAGATAGCGGAGAACCGAACACGACAGAGCTTTCGCTTGTGGCAAGTCCGAGACCGACAGACAACTTAGTTAAGGCATCCACAGCGGCAGGGGTTGATGAGGCGACATACAATTCGTGGTATACAACAGTGTATGAAAAATCGGGGGAATAGCACCCCCTGAAGACCTCGCCTTGGTAGGCAGGGGGAAGATTGGAAAGGCAAAAGTAGGTAAAGCGAAATAAAGGGCGGAGTGATCTGCCAAAATAGAAAAAGTGGAGGATGTTATGGAAAAAACAATTTACATTGACGAAAAACAAGTGAAATTAAAATCAACGGCAGCATTGCCGAAACGATATAAAGCGCAGTTTGGAAGAGATTATTTTGCAGACCTGATGAAAGTAGCGAAAGTGTTTGGAAAAGGAACGAAAAGGAATTTTGGAATACAGGATATTTCTTTTGCTTCTCTTGACCACATGGACATGGAAGTATTTTACGACATCATCTGGACAATGGCGAAAACAGCAGACAGGACGATTCCTGATCCATTGGAATGGCTGGATGGATTTGAAGTGTTCCCGCTCAATGAAATTATGGGAGAAGTAAAGGATTTGCTTACAGACACCATGCCGACAAGTAAAAAAAAATAAATGATAAAGATTCATCGAGCGGAGAACCGTTCACGAATGAGTCTTTTTTTTATGTTTGCCGACAGGTTGGATTAACCAGTGAAGACATGGAAGAAATGACAATCGGTGACTGTCTGGACTATGTACAAGAGTATATCGACAACCAGAAAAAAGATGAAAAGACGACTGCTAGAAAAGCAACTCAGGAAGATTTTGATAATTTTTAAAGGAGTGAGAAAGTGGCGAATAAGAAAATAAAAGGAATCACAATAAAATTCGGTGCGGATACAACGGCGCTAGATAAGGCTTTAAAAGATGCAGACAAAACATCAAGAAGTCTTGGCGGAGAACTTAAGTCCGTAAATAGATTATTGAAATTTGACCCGAAAAATACGCAACTTCTCACGCAAAAGCAACAGTTGCTGAATGAGCAGATTGGAAACACGAATAAAAAACTGGATGCATTAAAACAAGCACAGAGTGAAGTTGAACAGAAGTTCAAATCTGGCGATCTCGGAGCGGAAGAGTACCGAGAATTTCAGAGGGAAATTGCGAAAACGGAACAGGATTTAAAATCTTATACATCACAATTGGAAAAATTAAATGATGTATACGAAAAAGTGGCAAGCAAGATTAATGATGCCGGAGAAACTGTTAAGAAAATTGGCGGTAAAGTTAGCGATGCAGGAAAGGCACTTGCTCCGTTAAGTGGAGCTTTTGCCGGTGCTGGGCTCGTTTCTTCCAAGATGAGCATGGGCTTTGAAGAAGCAATTGCGAAAGTAAGCACGATTGCGGACGAAACAGAAGTACCGATTTCCGAATTGAAAAAGGGGATAAAGAATCTGTCGAATCAGACTGGTATAAGTGCAACAGAGATTGCAGATAACGTGTACGATGCAATTTCAGCAGGACAGAAAACAGGCGATGCTCTTGCGTTTGTAAAAAAGTCTACGAAACTTGCAAAAGCTGGATTCGCAGATGCTGGAAACGCGCTGGATATTTTAACCACGATCATGAATGCCTATGGATTGGAAGCTAGTGAAGTTGGAAAAGTTTCCGATATGCTTATTCAAACGCAGAATGCAGGTAAAACTACAGTTGGGGAGCTTGCGTCAACAATGGGAAGGCTTATCCCAACTGCAAAAGCAAACAATGTAGCACTAGATCAGGTAACAACTGGTTACGTAAAATTGACTTCTAATGGTGTATCAGCAGCGGAATCCACCACGTACATGAACGCAATGCTAAATGAGCTTGGAAAGTCCGGTACAAAAGTATCCGATTTGTTAAAAGAAAAAACAGGGCAATCATTTTCAGAATTGATGCAATCAGGAATGAGCCTTGCAGATGTTTTAGAAATCGTCTCTAATGGGGCGGAAGAACAAGGTCTGGCATTTGGGGATATGTGGGGAAGTTCAGAAGCGGCAAAGGCTGGACTCGTGCTTCTCGGAGATGGAGCGCAGGAGTTCAATGCAACGCTTGACGAAATGCGAAATTCAACGGGTGCAACAGAAGAAGCTCTTGAAAAACTAGAAACGAAGTCTGATAAATTCAGAAAAACATTTAATGAGCTAAAAAACGTGATGATTGAACTCGGTGACGCATTGATGGAAGTATTGGCTCCGGTTATAGAAAATGTCACAAAAAAAGTAAAAGAGTTTTCAAAGTGGTTTTCTGGGCTAAGCGATGAATCAAAGAAAATGATAGCAATAGGGATAATTATTGTGGCTGCATTATCTCCTATATTAATAATAATAGGGAAAATAATAAAAGGAATTGGCATAGTCATTAAGGTAGTTGGCGCAGTCATTAAGGTAGTTGGATTTATCGTTCGTTTAATTAATCCTGTCATGCTAACAATAGCGGCAATTATTGCGGTGGTTGCAGCAGTTGTGGCAGTAATAAAAAACTGGGGAGATATCACAGACTGGCTGTCCGAAAAATGGAATGCATTTAAAGATTGGATGTCTGGATTATGGGACTCTATATCGGAAAAAATCCAGGGAGTGTGGAACGGCATTAAGGATTTCTTTGCTGATATCTGGGAGCAGATTTATAACGTAATAGAAGGACCTCTGAAATTTATCGAGGGAACGATCGGTGCGGTTATGTACGCGATTCAAGCTGTTATTTATACGGTTTGGGAAGTAATTAAATTTGCATTAAAAAGCGCATGGGATTGGATAAGTGACACCGCAAGTGCTATATTCACGCCTGTTGCGAATTTCTTTTCCGGTATCTGGAATGGAATCAAGGATACTGCAACTGGAATCTGGAACAGCATTAAGGACACGCTCGGTGGAATATGGGATTCGATCAAAGAGAAAGCTATGGACGCTTTTTCTTCCGTTTGGAAGTTTATTAAAGACGGATTTAACAATCTCAAGGATACTCTTGGAGGAATCGTGAAAGGGATTGCGAACGCAATTGTAAAGCCTATCGGTGGAGCGGTAAACGGTGTAATTAATGGTGTAAACTGGGTGCTTGATAAAGTAGGATCGGACAAGCAATTTGCATTGTGGGAAGTCCCGAAGTTTGCAAGAGGAACTGGTGGCATCCCAAAAGACACGCTAGGTATCGTAAACGACCAGAAAGGCTCTACATACAAAGAAATGATCGTTCCACCACATGGAAAACCATTTATTCCAGAAGGAAGAGATGTAGTTCTGCCACTGGAAAAAGGAACGAAAATCATGCCAGCCAACCAAACAAAGAGTTTTCTGGAAGAACTTCCGCATTTTGCAAGTGGAATCGGTGAGTTTTTCGGTGGTGTCTGGGATACTGTAAAAGACTTTACGGGAAATGTATGGGATTATATCACGCATCCAAGTAAGATCGTACAGATTGCCATCGATAAATTTACGGATTTAACGGGAGCGTTTGAACCGTGGATATCCGTTGCAAAAGGTGCGGTCAATACAGTATTTGATAGCGTTGTTGGTTTTGTAAAAGGGATATTTGATACTCAGTCACATGTAAACTACAATCCAAGTGCAGGAGTAGAGCAGTGGAGAACGTTAGCCACAAGGGCGTTACAGATGACTGGGCAGTATTCCGAAGCGAACTTGGAACGTCTGTTATACCAGATGCAGACAGAATCCGGTGGAAATCCGAATGCGATTAACAACTGGGATATCAATGCGATTAATGGGACGCCATCCAAGGGACTTATGCAGGTCATTGACCCGACATTTAGAGCCTATGCAATGCCGGGATACGATAAAAATATCTACGATCCGCTGTCCAATATGCTTGCATCCATCCGGTACGCAGTGTCTACGTACGGAAGCCTTGCAGCAGCTTATCGTGGAGTTGGGTACGAGAATGGCATTGGAGATATCAATTTGTCCGATCTATTACCGAGTCTGCCGATGTTGGACGTGAAATGGTTTAAAGATGGTGGAATCCTTACGAAGCCAGCATTATTCCAGATGCCGTCCGGAGGAATCGGTGGTGCTGCGGAAAGAGAAGCAGAAGCAATCACTCCACTTAGATCGTTAAAAGGCTATATTAAGGAATCAATCTTGGAGATTATGGGCGAAAAGGATATTAATCTAAATATCAATCTGACAACGACGCTGGACGGAAGAGTTGTCGCACAGCAGACGGTTGGATATGCAAGACCGATGATAAAAAAGATGGATGATTTCGAGAAACTATTAGGAGGTGAGAGAGTTGGGCTTGCTTAAAGCAACCTATGGAGGCGTGGATATTCCGGTTAAGATTACAAGACTTGACCGGAACTTATCACCTTCCATCACAAATAATACAAGGAGCATTGAAAATGTAAATGGAGGAGAGTTTACGCATTCCACGTACTCTCCAAAACAGATTGTAATGGAGTTTCGTATTTCAAACTCTACGGCAAGGGAACTCAGTGAGTTCCGCAGAAAAATGTCAGAAATTCTGTATAGTAAAGAACCAAAGAGACTGATTTTTTCTGACGAACCAAGCATTTACTATGAAGCAATCGTGGATGGGGAACCGGTACTGGGAGAGGATGATATGTACAGCACCGGCACGATCACATGGCTAATCCCTGACGGTGTAGCATACTCCACCGCAGAATTCGACTTCTATGGCGTCCAGAATAACGGCTACCAGACCATTACCATTCAAAACAACGGCACTGAATGGGCGGATGTGGACTATGAGATCACACACCAGCACGAGAACGGATTTATCGGACTTGTGAGCCAGTACGGGGTGATCCAGCTTGGAAAAGAGGAGGAAACAGACGGAGAGAATTACAAAGCGTCTGAAAACCTGTTTGATGGATACAGCCTGTTTCAAGACGATCACGGCACCTCTTACCAAAATCCAGAAAACACCACACAGGGAACACTCGAAGTCAAGAATGTTGCCGGATATAACGTGATGGCATTAAAAGGTGGACAAGCAACATCCGGATACTGGAACGGTGGAATGAAAACACTTACTATCCCGGCAGACAGCGAGGGTAGAGGTGGTGCAAAGAACTTTTACTGCTACACGCAGCACTGGTTTGAAACCGGATTGATGGGACAGACGGGAGCACAGACCATTGCATTTCTGACAGGAGATAATAAAGTAATCTGCGCAATGTCTATCAACAAGAGCGATTCTGTCGGAAACACGGCTCGTATCGAGTGGTTTGCTCCCGGAAACACCTTAATCAGACGAGAAGAGTTCCAACCGACAGCCTACGAGGGTAATCCGTTTAATCTTAAAATGGGATGCCACAACGACTTTTTAAAAGAGGGAGAAAAGCTGCGGATTTTCTGGTATGGTACTTACAGAGATCTCACGATCCCAGAAATTAAAGACATGGAATGCGAAAAAAATCCAGATCTGGATTGGACAGTGGGGAGACAGGAATCTTACAAACCAGTACGTTACACACAACTATTTAAAAAGCATTCGTTTCCGAAAAGACAATGTCGATAAGTATAAGGACGTACCAAACCGGTATCGTGCCGGAGATGTGGTGTCTATAGATGGAGAGAGTACAAAGGTCTATGTAAACGGGATGCCGGCAAAAGGAGATGAGATTAATGGATCCAATTATCCAAAAGTTCCACCGGGGACAACGGAAGTCCAGTTCTGCTATTCTTCCTTTTCATCTCCACCGCCGCATATTAAAGCGAAAATACGGGAGGTATACTTGTAATGGACAGTATTAGAATTGCGATTTTAAGTGCAAATAACACACCAGTAGCATTTATGGATAATGCACATAAAAAGTCCATGCACTACTGGGGAGATGAGCTGCACGAATACTTGCAGGGTACGGCGAATACTTACACTTTTACGGTAAATGCAAAGCATCCAGACGCGCAGCATGTCAAAGCTGGGAATAAGGTAGCATTTACTTACAAGGGGAAATCATACTACTTAAACATTGTAAATACAGACCAAACAGAGCAGACAATCACTGCCACGGCATGGTCGCTGTCGTTTGAGTTAATCAATGAGGATGCCGGAGAGTACAAAGCCGGAAAAGCAATGAGCTTTGAGGAGTACCTTGCCGTTTTTGATGCTGAGAGAACACTAAAACTGGGGCTCAATGAGGTATCAGACAAGCGAATCACCAACGAATGGACAGGTACAACGTCCGTATTAAAGAGATTGTTTTCTTTGGCTAATGTATTTTCGGCTGAAATCGAATTTGAGACTGTTTTAAATAAGGATTACTCTTTAAAAGAGATTGTCCTGAATGTCTACCGAGAACACTCCGACACAGACAGCGGAGTCGGAGAATACCGGAATGACATTGTACTGCGGTACGGGAAAGGAATTACCGGAATTCGAAAAACCACAGATGCCGAGAAGCTTTACACCTGTATCCAGCCGACCGGGAAAGACGGGCTGACGATCAATGGACTGGACAAAAAAGAATACGATGAGAACAGGAATATCGAGTACTTTACAGACGGCGCGATCATCCGTGCCCCACAGGCAAGGGACCGGTTCCCATCCAATATCGTAAATAAGGCTGATGCTTATATCCTGATGCGAAAAGAGTACGATACAGACAGCAAGGACAAGCTCTATAGCATGGCTCTGTCTGATCTTAAAACAGCATCCGAACCAGTAGTGACCTACGAGGTGGATGGATATTTTGACACCAACATCGGGGACACCGTGAGGATGCAGGATCAGGAGTGGACACCAGTGCTTTATCTACAGGCGAGAGTGTCCGAACAGGTGCGCAGTCTTACAAATCCAAAGACAGCAAAGACGGTATTTACAAACTATAAAGAGCTTACATCCGAAATTTCGGACAGCTTATTACAGAGGATGCAAGACCTTATTAATAAAAATAAGGTTTATACTTGCTCTATCTCAACAAACAACGGCATTATCTTTAAAAATGGCATCGGTAGCACTACTCTGACCGCTTACGCTTACGATAACGGCGTGGATGTTGCAGACAAGCTACAATTCCGATGGAGCAAGGATGGACGGGAGTTTTATGTTGGTAAGAGCGTTACGGTAAATGCTACGGACGTGGATACAAAGGCGGTGTACTCGTTTGAGGCTATGGAAAATGGGATAAAACGTGGGTATTACGAGGTTACGATTACAGATGTAATGGACGGAGAGGATGGAAAAGACGGAGAACAGGGTCCGCAAGGTGAGAAAGGACCGCAAGGGGCAACTGGCGCAACGGGGCCGCAAGGAGCAACTGGAAACGGAATAAAGTCTATCACGAATTATTATCTTGCAACGGCAAGCGGAAGTGGTGTGTCAGCGTCCACATCAGGATGGACTACAACTGTACAAGCAATAACGGCGTCAAAAAAATATCTGTGGAATTATGAAGTTGTTACCTATACAAATGGTAGCACGTATCAATCAGCACCATGTATCATCGGAGTATATGGTGATAAGGGAGCGACCGGTGCTACAGGAGCAACAGGACCAAGTGGCATAATTGTATCTTCTACGGCTCCGTCAAATCCTAAAGTTGGCCAGTTATGGCAAACGGCATCCGGTCAGCCGATCAAGCGGTGGGATGGAAGTAGGTGGGTGATCCATTATATTTCTGTTGATAACTTAAACGCACAGACTTTAAGTGCGATAGCGGCAGATCTTGGAACTGTAACTGCCGGACTTATTAAGGATAAGAATGGAACAATGCTTATCGATGTTACATCCGGAAAGATTATTAGCAAGAAAATCGTGCAAGGAGCAGTGGAAAATGTTGCGTCATTGAGTAATGCGTATTTGGCTTTCTCTGGTAAGGCTCCGACAACAGATCTAGCTACTATGAGCGTGAACTTGCAAAACATCATGTTTACAAATGAAAATACAAGAAAAGCAACGACAATCCAGTTTGAGGATGAAATGATATATGCAAGAAATTCTGTATCCCCACGTATAAGCATATATGCGTATCGCAATTACGATTCCGGCACCGTGAAAGGTCCATATACAAGTACAAACTCCGCAAATAACATCCGTGTGGAACTAAAAAGAAGAGGATGTATGGTAGCATGCAAGATCACAATGCTTGCACAGTTTCCAAATAGCGGTAGTTTCGGAGCGTTTGATGAGGTGCGAATCCCTATTGGGTATCGTCCAGTACTCGATATCAGAACACCTTACAATGAGGTGTCCGGTTCCTCGATTTTTGGAACTGGTCGATATCTAATCAGCAAAGACGGTGGAATTACAATCTATGTCAATAACCCAAATTGGACAGAACGGCATTTGTCGATCACGTGGATCACGGATGACTAAAGGAGTGAATATGGAGATTAGGGCAAGACCGTGAGGGTCTTATTTTTATACTTTAAAATAAATGGAGGCAAAAATGACGGATAATGAAGTAGAGGTAAAGCTCGCTGAACATGGGAAGGAAATCGGATCATTAAAACACCGGATGGATGATGTAGAAGACGTTGTAAATGTGGTTCACCAACTGGCGCAGGAGATGGTAGGACTAACTAAAGAGGTCGGCTTTATGAACCAGACTCTTGTGCAGCTCACTACAAAAGTTACGCACCTTGAGCAGACACCAGCTAAACGGTGGGATGGAGTAGTAACTGCACTGATCGGAGCTGTGATTGGTGGAATAGTAGCAATGTATTTGTAAAAGGAGAATGAAAAATGAAGAAGATTAACTGGATTGTAAGAATCAAAAACAAGGCATTTTGGGTAGCACTGATCCCGGCACTGTTGCTGTTGATACAGGCAATTGCGGCAGTGTTTGGGTTTACAATCGACCTTGGAAACCTTGGAGACAAGCTTTTAACTGTGATCAATGCACTCTTTGCGGTTCTGGCGATCCTTGGTGTAGTGGTGGACCCAACGACACCGGGAACGGGAGATTCAGATAGGGCACTTACATATAAATAGATAATTTGAGAGAGCTTGGAAACAGGCTCTCTTTTATTGTGCGACATCGCACTGGGAGGGAGGTGAAATCATGAGCGAACAGAACGAATTCGGAAGAATAACAGCGGAAGAACTGGAAAAAGCATTTGAAACGGAAGAACAGGAGGAAGAGAAAGAATGAAAATTGGCTTAAGGGGAGGGCATTCCCCAAATTGTAAAGGTGCAATCGGTCTGATCGATGAGCAGGAAGAAGTGCGGAAGATCTACAATGAGCTCGCACCAATGTTAGAGGCTGCCGGTCATACTGTGATTGATTGTAATTCCAACGCATCGAATGTGTCTGGTGAGTTGTCTGACGGCACAAATAAGGCGAATAGTGCAGGGTGCGATATTTATGTCACTCTGCACATGAACGCCGCAGGAACGGAATCAGCAGGAGGCACAGAGGTGTGGTTATACGATGCATCTAACCAGACAATGAACACGATCGCAAGCAATATCTGCCAGAATTTTGCAAATAAAGGATTTACTAACCGTGGTGTAAAGTACAGTTCGGGATACCATGATCTGAATGCATCTAATATGCCCGGTATGATTGTGGAGACATTATTTTGCACCGGCACAGATGATGTAGCAAGGTATCGGAATTTAGGCACAAAAGGAATTGCTTGGCTGATTGCAAAGGCAATCGACAGTAGAGCGTCTGCATGCAGCGAACAAAAAAACCAGAATACAGGAATCGAACAGGAAGGAGAAGAAGAGATGAAATGTTTATTTACAGTAGAGGGAAAAGGTGCAGTGTATTATTTTGACGGTCAAAAAGTAATAACATTGGGTCATCCAGACGAATTAAAAATCATCCAGCAGATTTACAAGGACAACAATGGTAAGGACATGCCGTGTTACAAGTGGAGTCCTAAAGCGCCATGGTATGCAAGGCTCATGTCGGTAATTTACAGTAAAGAGACCACATCTATTTAA